ATTTGGTGATCCATTTGCTGCTCAAAGAAATCAAAGAAGAAATAAAGATTTAAGAATCAAAATTTCTTTAAGTTTACAGGATACTTTAGAGGAGCAAAGAAAAACAATTAGAGTACAAACTACTAACGGCGACGCTACTGAAGTCGAAGTGAAAATTCCAAGAGGTGTGACAACCGGAACTCAAATTAAATATGCAGGTCTAGGAGATAATTTTTTTGCTACATTATCAAGAGGCGATCTTTACATTCAATTTGAAGTCATTCCAGATTCTAGATTTGAAGTAAATGGGATTGACATATTAACAAATATTACTATAAACTCTATTGAAGCTATAGTTGGTTGTCAGAAAACTGTTCAAGGTTTAGATAATAAAGAATTTTCAATTAATATTTCCGCATACACTCAACCAGATACTAAATTAAGAATACCTAATCAAGGACTATGGTTAATGCAACAACATGTACGAGGCAATTTAATAGTTAATGTAAAAGTTGTAACGCCTATGTTGGCGCCTGTACATATGCGTTTAGCAGAAGACCTTTTAACACTAATAAATTCTACCAATTAGTAAATAAATATGACTATGATACAAAGCAATCCTGAAATTGATTTGATTGTTAAACAGGCCACTGATTTAGCTGTTGAATATAAACATTCATATGTTACCTTAGAGCATATGGCATTAGCATTATTAGAGCATAAACCTTTTAGAGATATGCTTATTAATTTTGGTGCAGATATGGATGGATTATCTAAAGACTTTAGAATTTATCTTTCAAAACAAACGCATTTAGTATCACAATCAGACGACGCTCCTAGAAAGACTCATGCGCTAGAACGTGTTTTTAATAGAGCTTGCACACAGGTAATTTTTAGTTCACGAACACACATTCAAGTCATTGATTTATTCCTAAGCCTTTACAGCGAAAATAATAGTCACGCTCAATATTTTTTACACAAGTATAATTTAATACGTAATCGCGTAGTTGAATTTTATAATGAACACTACAAAGAATCAACAGGACGTAAATTAGCTAATGCAGCAAGAGCTAATGAAATTCTTAGTTCTTATTGTGAAAATTTAAATGCTCTTGCTCAAGAAGGAAAGATAGATCCAGTAATTGGTCGTGACTTAGAAATAGAAGAAATTAGTCAAATTTTGGCAAAACGTAATAAGTCTAATATTTTAATGGTAGGAGATGCTGGTGTAGGTAAAACTGCAATAGCAGAAGGATTAGCAAAAAATATAGTAGAAGGCAATGTTGCAGAATACTTAAAACCTTTTACAGTATTTAATCTTGATATTGGCCGTTTATTGGCAGGATCAAAGTACCGAGGTGAATTTGAAGAAAAACTTCAAGAAGTATTAGGAGCCTTGAGTGATAGAGGTAATTGTATTTTATTCATTGATGAAGCGCATCAAATGCGCGGCGCAGGATCTGGAAGTCAGAGTTCTGTAGACTTTGCTAATATGATAAAACCGGCGTTAGCTAAAGGTAGAATTAAAGTTATAGCAAGTACAACATGGGAAGAATACACACAGAGTTTTGAAAAAGATAGAGCATTAATGCGTAGGTTTTATAGGCTTACAGTAGACGAACCATCGCCGGCGGTTGCTAAAGATATTTTACGTGGGTTGAATACAAAATTTGAAGATTTCCATGGAGGAATAATCACAGATGAAGCAATTGAGGCAGCGGTAGATCTTAGTGTACGTTATCAAACAGATAAGAAATTACCAGATAAAGCGATTGATTTGATTGATACAGCAGCGGCCAAACTTAAAATTAAACCTAATAACAATGGTTGGGAATTTGTGCTACAACGAAGTCATATTGTAGAAGTAATTAGTAAAGCTACTAAAATACCAATTGAGCAATTAAGTGATAGCGTCGAGGACAATACAAATACTTTTACTGATTTAGAAGAAAATATTAAAAATAAATTATTTGGGCAAGACGAGGTAGTTACTAAGGTAATTGAACGTGTCTATGTAAACAATGCAGGTTTAAAATCAATTAATAAACCAATTGGTACATTTTTGTTTTTAGGACCTACTGGTACAGGTAAAACTGAGCTAGCAAAATTATTAAGCGAAAATCTTAACATGAAATTATTACGTTATGATATGAGCGAGTATCAAGAAAAACATGCAGCTAGTAAATTAATTGGAGCACCTCCAGGTTATGTTGGTTATGATGATAGTAATTTAGGTGGCGGATTATTAATTAGCGATATAGAAAAAAATCCAAACGCTATTATATTATTCGACGAAGTAGAAAAAGCCCACCCAGATGTTATGAATGTATTTTTGCAATTAATGGACGAAGGTACGGTAACTGGTAGTTCTGGTAAAAAAGCAAATGCACGTAACACGATTATAATAATGACATCTAATTTAGGTGCCACAGACAACGAAAGAAATTCAATAGGATTTGGTCAATTACAAAAAGATGGGGAAGAAGACGCAGCTATGCGCGAATTCTTTAAACCAGAATTTAGAAATCGTATTGATGCTGTTTGTAAATTTAAAAAGCTTGATAACGTAGCTATGCGTAAAATTGTATCTAAATTCATAATAGAATTAAACAACAATATAGCTGAACGTAATCTACGTGTAAGATTAAGCGAATCCGCTATAGATAAATTAATAGAAGTTGGTTTTGATTCTAAAATGGGTGCAAGACCTTTAGCTAGAAAAATTGATGAGCTAATTAAGGTTCCACTTAGTAAAAAGATCATCTTTGAAAAAATCTCTAATGGTTCTGTAATTAATGTAAGTTATGACAATGAAGAATTTCAATTTACAGTTTCAAATTTCAACCTTACCGATGTATTACCTCAAGTAAATAAAGATGGATTCATTATACTGGAAACAATTAACTCCTAATATAGATATAAAATACACTACCAAACTATTTTATAAAAAATATCTATACCGTTTAGAATTGACTGCCTATGGTGGTGCTTCTATTAATACCACTCTTGATATCAACACATCTTTGGCATTTAGGCATAAGTGCTACAGAGAAATCAATTATGGCGGCTCATGGCGAGCTAAAATGCGTAATCAACTTAAACAGGCAGATCCTGCATGGTTAACTTACTTACAACAATTTAAACGTTCTGTTAATTTTGATTGTAATATACGAATTGAAGAGCCAAAATTGCAGATATACACTAACCTTGATTCAGAGTTAGAAGAATTTGTAAGGAAACTGCCAAAAGAGTTTAATCAATACGTTTCGGGTATCAGCATACCAAAAAATGACCAAGAACTTGCATTGTTACAGGCAGGAAAAAAAATTGTTAAAAAGAATCCTAAATATCCATTTAAATTAATATTTAGAGACGGGAATTATGATATACAAAATAAAAATAATATTCTTAACTATTTAGATAGCTTAGGAGATATTGTAAGAATACCAGAACATTGTAGGTCTCAATTATCAAAACCTTATACTAGTATTTGGGAATGTTACGTTTATACTAAAGATTTAGGATTAATAACCTTTTTACAAATAATTGATCCAAAACTAATAAGATCAATTATTGAGATGGCCACTATCGAGGATATAAATAATGACATAATTCAAGGAGAGCCATAATGGCTAAGGTACAAGAAGAAGTGGTAGTAATTACAGTAAGTAAATTAGTAAAAAATAATGAGGTGGCAGGAGAAATTATTTCAGATGAAATAACTTCAGCATTAGCGTCAGTAGCAGAAGAATTGCTTGGCAGTGGTGTTGTTGTAGAAGTAAACAAAGCATAATTTAATTTTAGAGAGATATCAATGAACGAAAATAATCAACCATTGGGTCAAAAACTTGATACCAGTTCCAATCAACCAGTAACGCAAAAAACAGCAGTAGAAATGATTAAAGCAGCGGCTGCGGCGAGAGCACAACAATCTCAACCTGCACAATCCGGAACACCATTTGATTTTACAAAAATTCACTTACATATTGGTATTCCGTGTTATGGAGGAATGGTAAGTGAACCCACAATGACATCTTTCCTTAGATTTATTTTAATGGCATCCCAAGTTGGTTTAAATTGGAGCTTAGATACTATGGTAAATGAATCATTAGTAACTCGTGCTAGAAATAATCTAATGGCTAAAATGATGACCAACGATAAAGCAACACATTTTATGTTCATTGATGCAGATATTAGATTTCAACCAGAATCAATTTTCCAAATGATCGCTTGCGACAAAGAAGTTATAGGAGGTCTATATCCTAAAAAAGCGTTGCCAGTTAATTATGTTATTAACTTACAGCCACAGACAAAAATTCAAGGTGATATTTTTACTGTAGATACTATGGGAACTGGATTCTTATTATTCAAACGTAATGTTTATGAAAAACTCATTGCAGCACATCCCGAAACAAAATATGTTGACGATGTGGGCCTAGGTAAACAATACGAACCTATGATGTATGCGATATTTGATGTAGCGATTGATCATAAAGGACACTACCTTAGTGAGGATTGGCAGTTTTGTCGTAGATGGGCTGCACTAGGCGGAGAAATATGGGCACATGGAAAAGTACTTTTAAATCATGTTGGTCATTATGAATTCCAAGGTGACCTTAGCAAGATGCCTAAATTTGGTCAACCTACAGACAGCAGTTTACCACAAGGTGCACCAGCAGCTCTTGTTGACGCTATTCAAATGGCAAAAAAAGCTGACGCACAACCTGCATGAACGCAGAAAATTTAAAATTTAAAATAGGATTGAGTGGAACGTTTTATCAAAAACGTCCACAATATTCTATTTTAATAAACAATATAGAAACGGTATCTGGCACAGTTACAGCAGATTCTAACGAAATATTTTTTGTAGAATTTGATCACGACTTTGACGAAAATACAACAAACAAATTACAAATAAGACTAGAAAACAAAACTCCATTTGATACCATGGTTGTTAATGGCGATATAATTAAAGATATGTTATTAAATATAGAAAGTATTTCTATAGATAGCATTGATTTAGGGTTTTTAATTTGGTCAAAATCTATATTCAAACTTGATCGTCCACAAAAAATTAACGATGAAACAATTACAGAACTAGCTAATTGTGTTAATCTTGGATGGAATGGATCCTACGAATTAGAGTTTACTTCTCCTTTTTACTTCTGGCTATTAGAAAATTTTTAGCATAAATACCTTACGAGTTGAGGTTTTATGTTAATATTTGAAATGTTTGAGCCACAAAGTTACGTGACTGAAGATAGTCAGCGTATAGTAGTTACCTACCCCGGACGTTTCCAACCGTTCCATCTTGGACATGCAGCAGTATTCAAAAAACTGCAAGACATGTTCGGTTTAGACAATGTTTTTATAGCCACTAGTAACGATACCAGTAGCGAAAAAAGCCCATTTAATTTTAGCGATAAAATACAGTTTATGACAGCAGCAGGTGTTCCTGCTGGGCGTATTATACAAATTACAAAACCATATGATCTTCCTGAACAATTTGATAAGTCTAGCACTATTTTTGTTGCAGCAGTAGGAGCACATGATGCTACTAGATTAGGTATTGATTCCGTGCTGAAAAGAGATAATCCTAAAACAGGTAAACGAGCCGGCGATCCTAGTTACTTTAAATCTTGGAAAGGTATAGATGAAGCGGTTACTGCTGACCAACACGGATATGTAGTCACTGTTCCAGAAGTACACAAATCAATTCAAATTGGTGGGCAGTCAATGGATGTAAGCCACGGCACCCAAGCTAGAGCTGCATGGAACGCTATTCGCAGCGATGAACAGGCACGTAAAGAATATCTACAACAAATGTACGGGCGTCCAGATCCTGAGCTAGGTAGAATATTAGATAAAATTCCGCAAAGCGTAAATGAAGATGCAGCTGGCGTTGGTGTTATAGCAGGTAAAAGCCAAGCTAAAGATCCTAGATATATGATGAGTCTAACTAAAGATGTAAGACCTGGAGAAACTAACCGCCAACTACGTAAAATGCACTTAGCAGATAATTTTAAAAGAATTAGCGAACAATTAGAAACCATTAAAGAAAAATGGAGTCAAAAGTACAAGCGTTCTATTAATTGCAGCAATCCTAAAGGATTTAGTCAACGAGCTCATTGTCAAGGCCGCAAAAAATGAACGGCATAGGGTCAGCCGAATCAAATATAGAAATCCGTTTAGAAATACATTCTAAAAATACTGAATTGCCTGCTGTATACAGAATATACGCTGATAATGATTTAATTACTGAACGCACTTGGATTTGGAATACTAACATTTGTATCGACGAATGCTTTCATCTAAGTGTTTTTCCCGGTCAGCATAAAATAACTATTTGTCCACATAATACCGCAAACATTTTCAAAATAGAGAATCCAAGAATAAACGGAAAATACGCCGGGGCAATAAACGGATTAACATTACAGTTTATGGTATAAATATAATAATATTAGGAATTCAGCATGAAAACTACGGATTTTATAAAAGAAGATTTTGTCAATGATGCAGTAGAAGCTCATCAAGACCACGAAGTGCAAATGGCACGTAGTGACTGCTATAATGCAGCAAAATATGCAATTGAACTACACAAACTACTTAAGAACATCAGCGAACAGCAAGGACTTGATGGTTGGGTCAGCGAAAAAATTACACTAGCTAATGACTATCTACGTACAGTCACAGAATACCTTAGATATGAACAACAGGCCGGTGGGCACGAAATGCCTAATTTTGATGCTGGGTCAGCAACACGAACTTTAGATTCAGTGCTAGGCGAAAGCGATTATGATGATGCAGTTAGTGCATTTCTAGCTAAAAATAAACCTGAACAATTACCATTTAAGAAACCACGCAAAAGTGAAAAAACAGACTTTGGTAGTAAGCACATAGGTGGCCGTGGCGAAGTAGGTCGTGGCAAAGGTCAAAGAATTGGTAAAGCAGCTAAGACAGATCCATCAGGTAAACCGGTTGTAAGTGTGGCTGAAGGCTCTGTAACACCTAATGTTAGTGTGAACAAAATTTATGACGACGGAAATACAAAAGAATGGCATATATATCGCGGCGAAGAAATGATTGGGTTTGTGTGGAAGAATCTGCCTGATACAGCCGAAGGCTTATATATTGCGAGTGGACATGGCGCAGGTCGTGGATTTACTGAAGAATTCACCGGCTTAAAATCAGCAGTGAATTTTTTAGCAAGTCTTGACAATCAAGGTGTGGCAGAAGGCAACTTAAAAGAATTCGCTACTGGTGGTGCTACCGGATCAGCAAGTGTAGCTACTGTACCCGGTGTAGGTAAAAGTAAAAATGTAGGATCATTATTCGGCGGCAGTTACTCTCAAACTAAAAAGAAGAAAAAATGAGCGATATTAAAAAACTACTAGAAGCGATTGATAGTATGTCGTCTGCTGAGAAACATTCTCGTGGACCAAAATTTCCAGGATATTGGAAAGGTAAAGATTCTGCAAGCAAATCAAAAAGTCGAATGGTTGGTGCGAATGAAAGTATCATTAAAGATCTAAGCGCAGGTCCTAGTCTAGAATTTCAATTAGAAAAAAAACTCCAGGAGCAATGGGCAAAGTTTAAAGAACAAACTACACCTCCGGCCGGTACAACGCCTGGTGCTACTCCAACTATTGCTCCGGCCGATGCAGTAGCACTTAAAAAAAATTTAGCAGCACTGAAAACTGTTGTGCCAGGTTTAGATTTAACTAAAGCCAGCACAAGTATAGCTAAAGCAGACACAGGAACTACTTTGAATCCAACTGATCAAGCTAACATCGCTAAAATGGCTCCACAATTGGCTAATGTAATAAAAAATCCACAAATGGCAACACAGTTAAAATCTATGATAGATAAAGCCGGTAAAACTGAATTAGCACAACAACAAAAACAACAAACAGGTATAGTAAAATGAAATTGTTTGACCTACTAGAAAGTCCAAAATTAACTGTTGATCAACCTGTTTTAGGAGTTCAAACTGCTGTAGATCAGCATACTCCCAGTCCTATTGGGTCAGGTACAAGTAAACGTGAAGCAAAAAAGAAAAAAGTTACAATGATGGGTGTACCTGTTGTTGCCGAATCAGGACCATTCAGTTACGGTGCCAAAAAGCCTAGAAAAGGTAGTGTGGCAGATCTTGCTGCACAAAAGCGTAAAGAACAAGAGAAGGGTAAACAGCCTGCGGAGCCTAAAGATCAACGGGTTGGTGTTGCACGAGTTGTTAAAGAATACGGTGATACTCCCAAAGGTCAAAAGATGCTGACCAAGGTCCATAAACGAGCAGTGGATCGTACAATCCGAGCAGACGATAAAAATAGACTGGAGCCAGATTATACCAAAAGAGATCTAAAAACAGTAAGAAAGAATCAAGCTACTGCTGATCGTGCCTGGGATAGATTCACTGACATGAACGAGCAAGGTGTGGCGGAAGGCGATTCGGGAATTAATAAAGATCAAGAAACTAAGTTTCATAAAAAGCTAGATAAATTAGTTCATGACACATTTGGCAAACGTAAGGGCGAAATGGAAGAGGGCACAGTTCAAGACAAATTATACCAACGACACCAAGAACTACGAAAAAAATCAGGCTTACCAGATCCTAATTATTATAAGGAATTAAAAGCCACTTATGAACTACCTGACGAACAACGTTACAAAAAAACAGCAGAATTAAAAAAACAATATGGTGTAAAAGAGGAAGTAACAGAGACACTAGGCAGAGCTATTCCTAAAATGCCCAAACCAAGAGATCCTGGCAATAAGATATTAGCTAATAAGAAGAATGCAGCAGGTAAGCACATAGACAAAAAACAACAACAAAAGCGTGGTATTGAAAAACATCGAGGATTGGAAATAAAAACTAACTTAGATCTTGATGAAGGATGGAAATCTGCACTAGCAGGTGCAGCTTTGGCTGGAGCAACAGCATTAGGTAGCCCGGCCTATGCTACTGAACCTGTCCAGCAAGATATAACATATGTAGCTACTATTCAAACTAATGATGGCTTACAGAAACAAATAAATCTTGGGACTAATTTTAACAATAACAAAGAAGCATATGAATACGTTGACAAATTTTTAAAAGATAGAGGCATAGGCGTGTCCTTTTTAAATGTAGCAAAAGTTAAAACCAAGCCAGGAGAAGTACAGGCCAAACAACCTACACAAAATCAACCGCAGGATGCTAATAAAGATTCGAATTATTTAGATACTAAACCACCTACCTGGAAAAAAGGTTCTGGCGATTATTCAGAAAAAGGTCCTTATGTGGCTACTCCCACAGATAAAGATTACATGCAGAAAATGGAAGAAGAGAAGAAAGGTCTTTACTACTACGTAAATAAACGCAAAAAAGCAGGAACAAGTCGACCAAAAGATCATCCTAAGGCACCTAGCGCACAAGATTGGAAAGATGCTGCAAAAACAGCAAAGAAAAATGAGGATGTTTCCGAAGATATCAATGAAAGTATGGAAAGATATCTTTTGCAATTAAGACTAGCTGGTTACGACATAGTGCAAGAAGAAAAAGTGCGACTAGATCCTAAATGCTGGAAAGGTAAAAAGATTGGTAAACCAAAAACCAAGATGAAAGGTGGCGTTCGAGTAAATAATTGTGTGCCTAAATAAAGGAGATCAAAATGGCTAAAGCATCAGGTACTACTAATAAAGTAACTATTAAACATGTGGTAAAACTCACTAGCCAAGGCGGGCATAAACCAAAAACTAGTGCTATGAATAAAAGTAAAAGATCGTCATATAAAAAATACAGAGGACAAGGTAGGTAATGGAAGAGTTAATTAAAACTAGTAAAGTAGCATTTGCTAGCGAATATGCATTTTTTGTTAAAGCACAGTTCTTTCACTGGAATGTAGAAGGACCTAATTTTCCTCAGTACCACGAATTATTTGGCAAGATTTACGAAGAAGTTTACGATAATATAGACACCTTTGCAGAAAATATTAGAAAGCTAGGCGTATATGCACCGGGTAGTTTTGAAAGATTTAGTATGCTGAGCAGAGTCGAAGACAGTACCTCTATAGTATCGGCAGAACAAATGCTTAACGAACTGTTAGCAGATTCAGATCAAATGCAACAAATCTTTAAAGTTGTTTTTATGTTAGCAGAACGCGAAAAACAATTTGGATTAAGTGATTTCTTTGCTATGCGCCAAGACGCATACGCTAAACATAGTTGGATGCTACGCTCAACACTAAAATGATTCTAGTATATATTCACGGTGCTAGTGCTACCAGTGAAAGTTTCAATTATATAAGAAAACACATTCGAGGCAAAGAACTATTAATTAACTACGATAGTAGGAATGGTTTTGAAAAAAATTTAGAAAACATGAAAGAGCTGTTAGGCGCTCAAAAAGACATGTTTTTTATTTGTCATAGCCTAGGCGGTATATACGCATTACATTTGACTAAAGAATATCCCAATCAAGTACTAGGTGCAGTTACATTAAGCACTCCTTATGGTGGTGCAGAAGTAGCAGATGTAGCAAAGTATTTTTTACCTTATAGCAGATTAATCAAAGATATTGGATCTAGTTCGTGGGCAATGAGAAACGCAAGATCTATAGCAATTAAACAACCGTGGTTAAATATTGTTACTACTGAAGGTTCGGCACCTTGGATACCAGAACCAAATGATGGTGTAGTAACCATTGCTAGTCAAAAGAAACGTAGTGACATAATGGAATTATATGAATTGGCATGTAATCATTATGAAGTTGTACTCAATAATAAAGTAATTGAAATTATCAAAGAAAGATTACCACGATGATACCTGAAATAATAGTCTGGGGATTCTTTAGTGCAATGGGCTGGATGGCAGCTAATTGGACTGTAGATCAAGTATTACCTGAAAAAAAAGAAGTTCAAATATGTTCTGATTGGCAAGAGATACGCAAGGCAGATGGTACTGTTGAAAGAACACGTACATGCGAGCCAAAAAAATAAATGGATAAACTATGTCTACAAAAAAAATAAAAGACTATAACAATTTTGAAACACAAAAAGAAATACTATTAGAATATCTTCAGGTTATGATTGCTATAGAGGATTGGCATGGTGTTAGCGATGTAGCAAATGATTTAAGAGAGCTAGAAGCTAAACATACCAAAAATTATAAAAGTTCATAGGACTTCACCCTAGGACCGTGAAGGCGCGGCTGCTGCGCTATCCAAAGGAGTCGTGCCCAGAGGATTAAAGTGAGCAAATCTCTCTTGCTATTCCATAAACTTTGCTATATAATTTAACTTTACAAAGGAGAAATTATGAGTTCACGTATGTTTTCTGCTGAACAAAAGGCTAAACTAACTCAAATTATCAATGAAGGTATGCAAGTCATGCAAGAAGTAGAGGATCTTAATGCAGGATTAAGTGACACTATTAAAGCAGTGGCGGAAGAAATGGAAATCAAACCTGCTATTCTGAAAAAAGCAATAAGAATTGCACACAAAGCAAAACTAGGTGACGAAAACGCTGATAATGAAGAACTAAACACTATTCTTCAAACAGTAGGTAAAACTCTTTAACAGTAGTGCTACTAATTTTTTTAACTATATTAGGTTATGTTTTTACCTTAGGAACTTCGGTTTGCCTGTTATTGTATCTTTGTTTACAATTTGCTAATCTTTGTGGTTATCTTGTTGACTTCTTTGTTATAAAAAAATAAAATATATCTATGAGCTATGTTGACGCATTATATGACCGTAACCAAGATCGTATCCATATTGTGGAACGTGTCAAAGGTGAGCGCATCTACCGAGAATATCCCGCAAACTACATATTCTACTACGACGACCCGCGTGGTAAATTTCGTACTGTTTACGGTACTCCAGTTAGTAGGTTTTCATCCAGGTCGAATAAGGAATTTCAAAAAGAGCTTCGTATTAACAGCAACAAGCGTCTTTGGGAATCAGATATTAATCCAGTATTCCGTTGTCTCGAAGAACACTATCTGGGGGCTACATCTCCCAAGCTACATACTGCGTTTTTCGACATTGAGGTTGATTTTGACCCGGAACGAGGTTTCAGCAAGCCCGAAGATCCGTTTAATCCAATTACGGCGATTAGTGTATATCTAGATTGGATGAATCGACTGGTCACGCTAGTGGTTCCTCCAAAAAATTATTCGTGGGAAACTGCACAGGAAATCTGTAATCAATACGATAACTGCTTCTTGTTCGAGCGTGAAGAAGATCTACTAAACACTTTTCTTGACCTAATTGATGACGCAGATATCCTAAGTGGCTGGAACTCAGAAGGCTTTGATATTCCCTACATGGTCATGCGTATCACTCGAGTACTCAATAAAGATGATACACGCAGATTTTGTCTATGGGGCCAACTTCCTAAACAAAGAACATTTGAACGCTTTGGTGCAGAAAACTTGACCTTTGATTTGATTGGTCGTGTGCATATGG